GTATCCCAAGGAGTTGCAGAGAATTAAAAATATATTCGATTGGAGAAACTATCCGGAAAGCAGTAAAGAAAAATGGTACGATTATATAGATGAAGAATTTAAAAGAAGGGAAGAAGGATTCTGGTTCACAAATAATGGTAAACCAACCTGGATAACAGGTACGCAGTACATGTACTTACAATGGAGTAAAATTGATGTAGGTGCTCCAGATTTTAGAGAGGCAAACAGATTGTTTTACATATTTTGGGAAGCTTGTAAAGCGGATAAAAGATGTTATGGAATGTGCTACCTTAAAAATAGACGTTCTGGATTTTCTTTTATGTCATCAGCGGAAACAGTTAATTTAGCTACTCTTGCTAGTGATAGTAGATATGGTATATTATCTAAAACTGGTGCGGATGCAAAAAAAATGTTTACCGATAAAGTTGTGCCCATTAGTATAAACTACCCTTTCTTTTTTAAACCTATTCAAGATGGTATGGATAGACCAAAGTCAGAATTAGCATACAGAGTGCCAGCTAGTAAGTTTACAAGGAAAAAAATTACGGCTAATGAAAAGCTTGAGGACATTAAAGGTTTAGATACAACTATTGACTGGAAAAACACTGGAGACAATAGTTATGATGGTGAAAAACTAGCTTTATTAGTTCACGATGAAAGTGGTAAATGGGAGAGACCCGATAATATTTTAAATAACTGGAGAGTTACAAAAACATGTTTACGATTAGGTAGTAGGATTATTGGTAAATGCATGATGGGCTCAACTTCAAATGCTTTAGATAAAGGTGGAGAAAACTTTAAAAAATTATACAATGCCTCAGATGTCACGAAGCGAAATAGAAATGGTCAGACAAAGTCTGGCTTATACTCTCTTTTTATCCCAATGGAATGGAACTACGAAGGATTTATTGACGAGTATGGAATTCCAGTCTTTACTACTCCTGACGTCGACAGACTTACACCAGACGGTGAATTAATAGATGTAGGCGTAATAGATAACTGGCAAAACGAAGTAGATGGTTTAAAAGACGATCAAGATGCTTTAAATGAATTTTACCGTCAGTTTCCTAGAACTACAGAGCACGCGTTTAGAGATGAAACAAAAAACAGTATATTTAACTTAGTTAAAATATACCAACAAATAGATTACAATGAAGAGATGACAAACACTCTTGGTATTACTACGGGTAATTTTCAATGGGTTAACGGTGTTAAAGATTCACAAGTAATATTTTATCCAGACCCAAAAGGTAGATTTAAAGTTAGTTGGGTTCCACCTCAACAACTTCAAAACAAAGTTGTACTTAAAAATGGTATTAAATATCCTGGTAACGAACACATGGGTGCTTTTGGTTGTGATAGTTACGATATATCAGGTACGGTAGATGGGGTTGGGTCGAAAGGAGCTTTGCACGGGTTAACTAGATTTAGTATGGAGGATGCCCCAGCAAACAGTTTCTTTTTAGAATACTTGTCAAGACCACCAACGGCCGAGATGTTCTTCGAGGACGTTCTAATGGCTTTAGTATTTTATGGGATGCCTATACTCGCAGAGAACAATAAACCTCGTCTCCTGTATTATCTGAGACGTAGAGGATATAGAGGATTTAGTATGAATAGGCCGGACAAGATATGGAACAAATTATCTGTTGCAGAAAAAGAAGTAGGTGGAATACCTAACTCTTCAGAAGACATCAAACAAGCTCACGCCGCAGCAATTGAGATGTATATACAAGATCACGTTGGAATGAAGCAAGATGGAACGTTCGGTGATTTGTATTTCAATGAACTACTAAACGATTGGGCAAAGTTTGACATAAACAAAAGAACAAAGCATGATGCATCAATAAGTTCTGGTTTAGCTATTATGGCTAACAATAGACATTTATATAGGCCAAATGCAGAGGTTAAAAAACCTCAACTAAATATAAACATTTCTAAGTATAGTAATACTGGAAGTAATTCACAAATAATCAAATAATAAATATGGCAGAGTCTGGCATTAAAAGTTATTTCCCGAGTCAAACAGTAGGTGATGCTGAAAAGTTAAGCTACGAATATGGTTTAAAGGTAGCTAAAGCTATAGAGCAAGAGTGGTTTAACAACGATAGAAACACCAATAGATACACGGCTAATCACAATAATTTTCACAAATTAAGATTATACGCTAGAGGTGAACAATCTATTAAAAAATATAAAGATGAATTATCTATTAACGGTGATTTATCTTATCTTAATTTAGACTGGAAACCAGTACCAATTATACCTAAGTTTGTAGATATAGTTGTGAATGGTATTGCAGAAAGAACTTACGATATAAAAGCTTATTCTCAAGACCCTTTTGGTGTGTCAAAAAGAACAGAGTACATGGAGTCAATACTTGCCGACATGAGGTCTAAAGAAATGAATGAGTTCGTAATGGGTGCTTTTGAAATTAATCTTTATGAAAACGATAAAGATTCTTTACCAGAAACAGAGGAAGAGTTAGAGTTACACATGCAAATGACATATAAGCAGTCTGTTGAAATAGCTGAAGAACAAGCCTTAAACGTTTTGATGGATGGTAACAATTACGAGTTGATTAAAAAAAGGTTTTATTACGATCTTGCTGTCTTAGGTATAGGCGCTACAAAAACAAGTTTCAACACGTCTGAAGGTGTAACTATTGATTATGTTAACCCAGCAGATTTAGTATACTCACACACTGACTCTCCTTACTTTGAAGACATATATTATGTTGGTGAGGTAAAAACAATTCCAGTTAACGAACTAGCAAAACAATTCCCGCACTTAACAGAGTCTGATCTTAAAGAGATAATGGAAAACAAATCTAACAATAGATCAAATTACAACTCTAGAAACTCAACAGAAAAACAAGATAACAATAGTATTCAAATCTTATACTTTAACTACAAGACTTACATGAACGAGGTGTATAAGATGAAACAAACTGGTTCTGGTGCGGATAAAATTATAGCTAAGGATGATTCGTTTAATCCACCAGAAGATATGGAAGGTGGGTACGCTAAAATGTTAAGATCTATAGAGTGTCTTTATGAAGGTGCTATTGTGCTAGGTACAGAAAGACTACTTAAGTGGGAAATGGCTAGAAATATGATGCGCCCTAAAAGTGATTTTACTAAGGTTAAAATGAACTATAGTATTGTAGCGCCTAGAATGTACGACGGTAAAATAGAATCTTTAGTTAGTAGAATAACTGGTTTTGCTGATATGATTCAATTGACTCATTTAAAACTACAGCAAGTGTTATCTAGAATGGTGCCTGATGGTGTTTATTTAGATGCTGATGGTTTAGCTGAAATTGATTTAGGTAATGGAACAAACTATAATCCACAAGAAGCGTTAAACATGTTCTTTCAAACAGGATCTGTTATTGGTAGAAGCTTTACAAGTGAGGGTGACATGAATCCAGGCAAAGTGCCTATTCAAGAAATTACATCTGGATCTGGTGGAAACAAAATGCAAGCCCTTATTGGCAATTACAATTACTACTTGCAAATGATAAGAGATGTAACCGGGCTTAACGAAGCTAGAGATGGTAGTACTCCAGATAAAAACGCTTTAGTAGGCGTTCAAAAACTTGCCGCGGCTAACTCAAACACGGCAACTAGACATATTTTACAAGCTGGTTTATTTTTAACAGCACAAACAGCAGAGTGTTTGTCTCTTAGAATATCTGATATTATAGAACATTCACCTACAAAAAACGCTTTTATACAAGCAATAGGAGCTCACAACGTAGCGACGTTAGAAGAAATGTCACAACTACATTTGTATGATTTTGGTATATTTATTGATCTAATGCCAGATGAAGAAGAAAAAGCAATGTTAGAAAACAATATACAAATGGCTTTACAACAAAAAAGTATAGAGTTAGAAGATGCTATTGATTTAAGGGATGTTAAAAACGTAAAGTTAGCTAATCAACTATTAAAGATTAGAAGAAAGAAAAAAGAAGAAAAAGATCAAGCTAGACAAGAGCAAATGATACAAGCTCAAGCTCAAGCGAATGCGCAAGCGCAGCAAGTGGCAGCTCAAGCAGAGGTTCAGAAAAACCAAGCATTAACCCAAAATAACGCTCAATTAGAAACTATAAAAGCCGAACTTAATTCTCAAAAAATGACACAAGAGGTTGAGATGAAAAAAGAGTTGATGGCTTTAGAGTTCCAATACAACATGCAATTAAAAGGCATGGAGGTTGAAGGTGTTAAATCTAGAGAAAAAGAAAAAGAAGATCGTAAAGACGAAAGAACAAAGATACAAGCGTCGCAGCAATCAGAAATGATTGAACAAAGAAACAGTGGAAAACCACCTAAAAACTTTGAATCCGCAGGTAATGATATACTAGGTGGAGGATTTGATTTAGGTTCGTTTGATCCTAGTTAGAATTATTAATTATTATTATATTATATTATGGAAGAAGAAAATGAAAACGTAGTCGAAGAGATTACACAAGAAAACACTGAGCAGGTTGATAATACTCCTCAGGTAGATGAAAGTAAGTTTAATAGTGCTGGAGATGACAGTGTTATAAAAATAGATTTAAGTAAACCACCAACACCAGTAGAAGAAAATGAAGTTAAAGAAGATAACGCTGACGACAGCGGAGTGGTTGCAGAGCTTGAAAATGCCGAGCCCACACAAGAACAAGAAGAAGTACACGCGGAAGCTCAAACACAAGAAGCTCCAACGCTAGAAGAGGTTACTGAAGAACAGCAAGAACAAGTTGAAGAAATAGCCACAGAAGCACAAGAGGCTATTCAAGAAAATTTAGAAACAGGTAAACCTTTACCAGAAAACATCCAAAAATTAGTTGATTTTATGGAAGAAACTGGTGGTGATTTAAGTGACTACGTAAAGCTTAATCAAGATTACTCAAAATTAGATGACACTAGTTTATTACACGAGTACTATAAGCAAACAAAACCTCACTTAGACAATGAAGAAATTAGCTTCCTTATGGAAGATACATTCTCTTACGACGAAGATATAGACGACGATAGAGATATACGTAGAAAGAAATTAGCGTTAAAAGAGCAAGTTGCCAACGCTAAAAGCCACTTAGACGGGCAAAAGTCTAAATACTATGAAGAAATTAAAATGGGTTCTAAGCTCACGGGTGAGCAACAGAAAGCAGTTAACTTCTTTAATAGGTACAACAAGGAAACAGAAGAGCTGAACAAATCTGCTGAATCAAATCGAAATAGTTTTATGAAAAAAACCAATGAGGTTTTTAACAACAAATTCAAAGGTTTTGAATATAACGTTGGGGATAAAAACTATAGATTTAATGTTAAAGATGTGGACAAAGTTAAATCTGAACAAAGTGATATTAATCAATTCATGACAAAGTTTGTTAATGAAGATTCCACTTTAAAGGATCCAAACGGGTATCACAAAGCTTTATTTACAGCGGGTAATCCTGATGCTATAGCTAAGCATTTTTACGAGCAAGGCAAGGCAGATGCTATGAAAGATAGTATTGCAAAAGCTAAAAACGTAGACATGAATCCTAGACAGTCTCATAAAACAATAGAGACTGGTGGGTTAAAGTTTAAAGTATTAGGCGATGATTCTTCTGATTTTAAGTTTAAAATTAAAAATAGAAAATAAATTAACAATTAAAACATTTTAAAAAATGGCAATTACAAGCGCAGCAGCTGCGAATTTGACACCTTCACCGGTGAAAAAAGCGATAGCTAGCAATTACATGGACTTCGCTGGAGGTACTAATGGATGGGCAGATCAATATCTACCAGACGTTATGGCTAAAGAGGCAGAAGCTTATGGAAACAGAACGATGGCAGGATTCTTAAGACAAGTTGGTGCTGAAGAAGCAATGCAATCAGATCAAGTTATTTGGTCAGAACAAGGTAGATTACACTTAGCATACAAAGGTCACATAACACATGATGATGACACTGCAAATACAGTTGGTGGTGTTTCAGCTACTAATGCGGGTGGTCAAATCGGTATTGATACTGATATTGATGGTAGAGCAATTTCTACTACTCACGGTATTAGAATTAACGATATTTTATTAATCGCTGATTCTAACACTACAGCTACTGTATTGGTAGTAAGCGATCCTGTTGGAGCAGCATCTTTTGATGTAGTTCTTTATGACGCTGGATCTTCTACAGCAACTTTAGCAAACGCAGGTTTTGCACAAGGTTCTGATGGTGATGCTGATATTACTATATTAGTTATTGGATCTGAATTTGGAAAAGGAGCAACTGGTAGAGTTGGACAAAACGAACCAGATCACAAGACTTATTCTAACAAGCCAATTATCTTAAAAGATAAGTATGCTGTGTCAGGTTCTGATACTGCTTCAATTGGTTGGGTAGAAGTTTCTAGTGAAGATGGTACTGGAGGTTACTTATGGTATGTTAAAGCTGAAGCTGAAACTAGAATGAGATTTAACGATTACTTAGAAATGTCAATGTTGGAAACGGTTCCAACTGATTCTTCTGAGTCTCTTGTTGATTCTTACTTTGGGTTTACAGGTGGTGCTGATGGTACTACTGGTCACCAAGGTTTATTTAACGCTATTGAAACTAGAGGTAACCAAACTTCTGGTGTTACTGGTGTTAACGCTGCTACTGATTTAGCTGAGTTTGATGCTATCTTAGCAGAACTTGACAAAAACGGTGGTATTGAGGAAAACATGATGTTCGTGAATAGAGCAACTGCTCTAGCAATGGATGATATGTTAGCTTCTATGAATTCTTACGGAGCTGGTGGTACTTCTTACGGGGTATTTGACAACTCTGAAGATATGGCTTTAAATTTAGGTTTCTCTGGTTTCAGAAGAGGTTCTTATGACTTCTACAAGTCTGACTGGAAATACTTAAACCAATTAGATGGTAGAGGTGGTATTAACGCTGCTAACACTGTTGGAGCAATTCGTGGGGTTATGGTACCAGCTGGTACATCTTCAGTTTATGACCAAATGTTAGGTAGAAACTTAACGCGTCCATTCTTACATGTTAGATATAGAGCTTCTGAAACAGATAACCGTTACATGAAAACATGGGTTACTGGTTCTGTTGGAGCTGTTACTTCTGACTTAGACGCAATGGAGGTACACTACTTATCTGAAAGAGCATTAGTTACTCAAGGAGCAAACAATTTCTTCTTAATGAACTAATCATTATATTTTAAAAGATCGAGGCTTCGGCCTCGACCTTTTATTTTTATTAATTTTATTATATATTATATTATGGCAAAAAAACAAAAAACAGAAAAGGCTGTAGAGCCTTTAATAGAAAAAGACTTCGAAGAAGTTATGGTGGAAACTCCACCGGTTGTTAAACAACCAAAAAAAGAAATAGTTGCAAAAACTGCACCTACAAAAGAAAACAAGTGGGAGATAAAAAATAGAACTTATCTTTTGAAAAGCCACAAAAAACCTTTAAGTAAATTAATAAAATCTGCGGGTATTTATTATTTTGATGAAGAAGCAGGTTATGAGAGAGAGTTAAAGTATTGTGAAAACCAAAGAACATCATTTGTTGATGAGATGGTTGGTGACCAAAGACTTTCTCACATTATATTTAGAAATGGAGCTTTAGTTGTTCCTAAAAATAAAGTTGTTTTGCAAAAGTTTTTATCTTTATATCACCCTCATAGAG